AGCCACGCATCATTACCATCTCCGTGCCCGAGTGGGGCGGAGATGTATGCCTGCGAGAGATCACGGCAGGCCAGCGCGACCAATGGGACGCGTGGCAAATTGAAAATGAGGGCGCGGCACGATACGCAAACATTCGCGCCCGTCTGCTGGTGCTCACCATCTGCGACGAGCAGGGCGCACGCCTATTTGCCGACAAAGATATCGACATCGTCAGCAGCATGCCTGCTCAGACGATCGATAGGCTCTGGGACGCATCCTGCAAATTGGTAGGCCTGCGCCCTGAGGACGTGGAAAAAAACTAGCCAAGCGCCCGCTCAGGCGGGTGCTATTTCGGCTCGCTGGCCATCTGGGCATGACGGTCGGCGAGATCGAGGAGCGGATGAGTAGCACAGAGCTGGCTGAGTGGGTCGCACTCATACGGCTCGATCCTTGGGGCTACTACCGCAGCGACCTACAGCATGCGCTAGCGGCATGGGCACCGATGGCGGCGTGGTCCAAGGGCGCTAAGGTTACGGACTTTCTGCCTCGCGATCTCTGCGCGGAGATGGAGTCAGAACGAACGACACTCACGGCACTGGTCGAGACCGGGGCCAAGGTCATGACTAGGGAGCAGGCATATGGCTAGTATCGCCAAACTCTCAGTACAGATGGCGTGGCAGGGCTCTGATGTCACCAAAGGGGCCGCGGATGCCAGCAAAAGCCTGAAAAACGTAGGCGATGTCGCCGACAAGTCCAAGAAAAGCCTTGAGTCAATTGGCAAAATAAAGCCCATCAACATATCAGAAATGCTAGGCCTTAAGTCGTTAAACGACGTGAAGGGTCTGCTGGACATGGCCAAGGGCGTGTTTACGTTTTTCATCGGCATGCCCTTACAAGCTGGCGTGTCAATTCTAAAAATGGGTGGCGCTCTCGAGACCATGACCATCCGCGCGCAGCACATGGCGCAATCAGTCGAGGATGGAAACAAGGTCATCAAGGATCTGCGAGACATCAGCAGCAACACCGGCGTGCCGCTCGAGGATCTGGCCAAGGCCTTTGAGCAATTTACGGCCGCTGGCATGAGCACGGCAGGCGCAGCCACCATCCTCGCCCAAACAGGCAACGCCATCGAGATCCTTGGTGGTGGAGCGACTGGCGCTAACGCTGTAGCTGCCGCAATCACTGAGATCCGTGGCGCGGCAATCGCCACAGATGGCCCACTGCGCACATTGCAGAAGGGCGGATTGCGAGTATTCGAGGCACTGGCCAAAGAGCTCGAGTCGGTCACGGGCAATGCCTACAGCGTCGAGGATGCGCTAGCAGCGGTCAAGGATGGCGCGGTCAGCAGCGCCACGGCAGTGCGTGCGGTATTCGCAGCATCAAATACTAAAGAGGCAGCAGATACCGCAAGCAAAATGGCCAACTCGTTCGAGGGCATGCTGCGCCAAGTTACCGCTGGTTTCAACGATTTGCTGACAGAAATCGGCAAGCAGATGCTTGCCATCATCCAGCCAGAGAAGGCATTCGCCGCGCTCAAGGGTGCGTTTCAGGGCGTCAAAGAAGTTGTTCAGGAGATCGCCGCAGCATTCATGCCCGTGATCGATCCCAAAGACAAAGCATCAGGGCTAGCCTCTATATTCGACTCAAGCAAGCAAATTGCCAAAGACGTAGTCAACAAATTGATCGAAGGCGTGACGCAGCTCAAGACCATGTTCGATGATGTTGTCGCTGGTATACGACAACTTATGGAAGATTACAAAGGCCTGCCAACGCCAAAGAATATTAGCGATGCTGTAAAGTTTGAATTTACCAGTGCCCTGCCGGGCGAAGATCCAAACTCTGAAGCTGCCAAAAAACGGCATGATGCCCGTTTGCGTGAAGAGAAAGCAATTGACGATGACTTTTTGAACATGCTCACGTTCGGCCTGACTGGCCCAGGAGTACACGCCAAGTCAGAATTGGTCAGCCCTGCCATTAAGCCAAGCGAATTAATGCCAGCTATTGAAGCTCAAGCCAAGGCTGAAAAACTTAGGGCTGAGATGGCCGCAAAGGCTGAGGCAACTGCTAAGGCCGCAGCAGAAAGCAAATTGGCACAAGAAAGAATGCTTGAGGCTGAGGCTGCGAAAAATCTTGAAGAAGAGACCAAAGCCTGCACTGCTGCGCTCGAGGAACAGGCTCGAGAGACGGCATTGCTCACGCTTGATTTTGACAATGCGACCAAAGACAACGCCAACATGACTCGAGATATTCTCAAAAACAATATGACCATCACCGAGAAATTCGCCGAGATGACCAGCAATCTCGAGTCGATGATGGCGCAGGCAGCCAAGGGCAGCAAAGAGTCTGCGGACAAATTGCGAGCAGCACAAACTAGAGTCGTCGGCAAGCAACTCCAAGACATGGTCAAGCAGTTTGCGACTCCCCAGGCAGGCACTGCGCAGGCGTTTGTCGCTGGCTCTGCCGGTGCTGCCGAGGCGCAGATCAGGGCAAGAGTCGAGGGCATGAATGCTCAGGCGGACCCACAGAAACAACTGGTCGCTGCTGCTGCTGAGGCTGCGAGGCAGGATGCGATTCAGACCAAATTGCAAGAGCGTCTAGTCGCTGCCGCAGAGAAAGCAAACATCATCAAGCCCGGCACTCTGGTAATTCCAAAATAAAGGAGGCGACATGGCGTATACACTGTTTACCGAGGTCGCCGAGGGGCGCACGGCGAGCGTCGATCAAAAATTCAATCGCACCTATACTCGTGTATTCTTGGTGCGCACCAGCGACGCATCGTACGGGCCAGCGTATGCAGCATCTCATCCATCGCTGCCGGTCATATTCTCGGCGCACAATGAGGATGCCAACGCGTACTGCCTGAGCATTAGCCCGTCTCAGGATCAGGGCGACCCTACGTTATGGCGTGTCAGCGTCAACTACGGCTACAACGTCGATGCACCATCGGCAGCATCTGCGCCATCTGGCGACCCTGCGGTCGAGACTCAGCAGACTGGTCAAGCGCCCGCGGATCGTGTGGAGAGCCCGCTATCGAGGCCGAGAGACTACAGCGTCTCGACGATCTCATACCCGCTTGCAGTTACGTATGATCGCAACAATAACCTCATCAAAAATAGTGCCGACGATCCATATTTGCCACCTGCCGAGATTGTCAAGGGGGGCGCATCGATCACGGTGGGGCTCAACTCTACAAGCTCACCATCTGCGGCATGGATCGGCGCAATCGGCTATATCAACTCCAGCTCGTACACTGTTGGGCCATATGTGATCGGCACGGCACTCGCCAAGCTCAATAGTGTTAGTGCAAACTTGGTCTATGAAAACAACGTCAGCTATTGGCGCTGGACGCTAGTCTTTGAATATCGCCCTGCTGGTTGGGCGTACGTTGTCGCCGATATGGGCATGTTTAAAAAATCAGGAGGCACTCGTACTCCTATCGATATTAACGGTGTCCCCGTATCTGTGCCCGTCAATCTTGACGGATCTGGTGGCGTGCTAGCTGGTGGCGGAACGCCAGTGTTTAACACATTTCATATCTATCCGCGCGTTGCATTTCCAACACTCTAGGAGGCCCGTAGACGATGGCTGGCTATCTCCTAGACGACCAATCAATCGCGCGCCTCGCCACGCTCCTGCGTGAGTATGAGGCGGGCAATCTGGCCAATCGTGACCGCAACGTCATGCCACGATCCGGGCCGAGCTACCCGATCGTGCATGTGGTGCGTGTCACATCGACGACGGCAACATCGGGGTACTATCCGGGCAAATTGCTGACCTACGTTGCCGATACTGACACGTGGACCGATGATGTCGATATCAAAATCAAGGACATCAACGGCGGTGTGCCGTCAGTGCAAAGATACCTAGGCAGGTACGCTGGCATCAACAGCTACGGTAATCCGGTGTACATGATTATTCTGTCTGGTGGTGGTGGTGAAATTCTGAGCTACGACTACGTATCATCCATCTCCTGCGTCGACGGCACCATCACGCCCAACTACACGACCATATGTGTGCCTGGGGCGTACTACTGCACAACGACGACGACCACAACGACTAGCACGACCTCGAGCACAACGACCACGACCAGCACCGCGGCACCCACGACGACAAGCACGACCTCGACGGGTGGTGGTTAATGAGCACGATGCCGCCAACGACCTCAAGCTCGTCGAGTAGTAGCTCGTCTAGTAGCTCGTCATCGACAACCTCGAGCACGACAACGACGACAACAACTCCATGCGACCTATTTTGCACGTACACATGGAACGGCGCGGCATGGGTATTAACTTATAGCCTGTGCGCTGAAGGCTGCTATTGCGGATATCCTCCATCTGAGCCGGGTGCTTATGTTGGACAGGAAGCTTTTGCGTTTTGTCAAAACTCTCCAACTACCACGACAACCAGCACAACTACGACGACGACTAGCACTGCGCCGCCGACCACGACAACGACGACCAGCACGGGCACCACGACATCATCGACCACTACTAGCAGCACATCCTCAACCACGACAACAACCACAACCGAGCAACCCTGCACCGGGTCATGCACGTGGCAATGGCGCGCAGAATTACAGAAATGGATCAAAGTCTCTGGCGGTAACGGCACCTGCTCGACGGGGTGTTCGTGCTCGTATCCTGCCAGCAATGGTACGACAGATGGTGAGATAGCGACGCCAGCGTGTAAGCGGCTGACTTGCACAAAATGTTGCGGGAATGCGGATTGTTGCCCGGCAGAAATATGCTGCAATGGCACAATAACCACTATTCCTCGCAGAATTTATTTTTCATTTGTTGGAGATCCCGCTAAATGTATTGATGGATTCAGTATGTACATTGACTTAGCCCAACATACGAAACAAGTTGATTTTCCATTTATTGGATACACTACTCATACATGGACTTGGTCTATTCCTTTTTCGTCATCGCAAAGGATCGCGTCTTGCGATGGGAAGGCTACAGCATATCCAAACTGGGGTGCGCTCAGGTGTACAGGTACTCCCATGGGGTGCAATGGTGATGTTTATGCGCATCCAGGCTATTCCATTGAAATAGTTTACGATAACACAAATTCCTTATATTCATGTTTCAGAATAATCAGGCTTGAATTAGGTGCCGCTGCATTTATTCCTTTTACAAACACATGTAGAAATTTTTTACCAAATGGACTTGGCCAATATGCAACTACTGGAGCTCATATAGGTGATAATTGTTCAGTAAATCCATTTATTGAAACTTACTCAAATCTTGATTTTAGTTGTGTAGATTCGGTAGTACCTAATCAATCATATACATTCGATTTAGGTGTTTTTGATATGGTATTAAGTTCATGAAACCCTGCAACCACACACCACCGCGCGACGGATGCCGACTCTGTTGGCTCTTCGATCACGACCCACGCTATCGCACTCTCTGGGGCGGAGATCCGGCAACCGTGGCGACATCGGTCACGACTACGGGTGCGACTCCACCAGCGACAGGGCCGACTCCCGACCAGCTCGAGATGCTCCGCAAGATCAAGCTGCACATGTCCTCGCCATGCCAGCATCTAGGCGAAGCGCTCGAGGCTAAGCCCTCATGTGGTTGCGGTGGCACACTGGCAATCTTGCACGTGTGTGGTAGACATGATCGCTGTAGGATATCATCGCGGGATCAGTCGCAGCGCAACTGCATAACATGCGATGACTACGAGCCGAGAGTACCAGATGCGAATTGACCTAACGATCGGCATGGCGACCTATGACGACCCGCAGGGTGTCTGGTGGACCCTATCCTCGCTGCGCATGCACCACCAGCTCGACGGCGTGGAGCTGCTGGTCGTCGACGATCATCCCGAGCCTAATCGCGGCGATATCCATCACGTCTGTGTCAATTCCAGAGCTCGATATGTCCATGCGCCCAAAGCCATGGGCCCAGCGCATGCGAAAAACTCTGTGTGGGAGCATGCGCAGGGCTCTCACGTCCTCGTCATCGACTGCCATGTGCTGCTTGTGCCTGGAGCGGTCGAGGCACTCGTAGCTGCTGCCCGCGCTGACGCAGTCGGTCGTGATATGTGGGTCGGGCCATTACGGAGTGAAGCAGGCAATATCATCGCCACCGAGCTAAGCCCTGAGTTACGCGGCGACTTTTTCGGCACGTGGCTAGTGGACTCGAGATACCCTGTCAGCGAGACGCGCGAAGTGCACGCCCATGGCAGCGCATTATCGTTCATGCGTCGATCCGACTGGCCAAAGTTCTCGCAGCATTTCCGCGGATTCGCAGGCGAAGAGGTTTACATTCACGACAAAGTGCGTCTCCATGGAGGCAAGGTCTTATATCAGCCATGGCTAGGATGGTGCCATCGATTCCCGCGATTTGGTGCCGTGCCTTACTCATTGACGCTCAACGACAAGCTCAGAAATTATCTCATCGGTGCCTACGAGATGGGCTGGAATATCAGCCAATTTAGAGAGTATTTCGGCAGGAAGCTACCTCAAGCTCAGCGGCTTGAGGTTGAGCAGCAGGTTCTCGAGATCTACCCGCAAATATTCGACGGCAGGTACGACCATGTGCCAGCCGTCAAAACTCACGACTAGGAGTCAGTCATGGATGAGGTTAGCCGTTCGTTTGGACCCCATGTCTGGCTGCTCTATGTCGTGCTCTGCGGAGTCAGTGCTGCCGCGTGGTGGCTGGCGCAGAATATCCTCATCCCGGTAAGAGATGATCACCGCGAATTCTTGAAAGAATTGCGTGGCAGCATCAAGGACATCAGCTCGACGCAGCACGACCTCGCAGACACGGCAACTGTCATCTCCGCAAAAATCGATACACTAGGGTGCAGACCGCAACCCCGCAACTCAGGGATAACACCACAATGATGCTAGCAGCGCTGCTCGTGATAGGTCAGCTTGTCGTACCTGCTGAGGTACGCGGCGAGGTGGCTGAGTTTGTGACGGTGATCGCAACGACTGAGGGCAAGGTCGTCCGGTATGTTGCGCTCGATCAGGGATTGCAGGTATTCCCCAGCTCACTGCTGGCTAATCAGCGAGCGACAGTGGTAACCAGCGCACGACCCGGCAGGTATCGCCTGCTCGCATATACCAGCGTCGCAGATGTCCCTACCGAGCCAGTCATCACGACCGTGATCATCGGCAGCTCGACTCCACCAGTACCGCCGATTGACACGCTCGCCGATGCGCTCGGCGGTATCTATGGCGGATCGCAGGAGAAAGACAAGGCCACAACACTGGCGCGCCTTGTGACGCTGTACAGGGCAGCACCTGCGACGATACGGTCACCCACGATCACGACCACCGAGCAGCTCTATGCCGCCATGGTCGCCGCTCGCAAAAATGCTGGCATCGCTGACGCTGCCCTATCGCCCGTCAGAGAGCGTATCGCGGTCGAGTGGACCGCAGTCATGGGCGCAGACGATCGAGCCCTGACGCCTGAGCTACGAGACGCAGCGACCACACTGGCCGCGCGGATCGTAGCTGCTCTGGAGACCATCCGATGAATAGCCAGTATGTGCCGGGATGGGTAGACGACAAGCAAGCCGTGGATGATATCGTCGCAACCTGCGTCGATGCAGACATCAGTAGTACGCCAATCGGCTCGACTCCTATCGAGGATCTGCCCGATCACGTCTATCTCTGGGATCTCGCTCGCAAGGCAACTGGCGCTCTCCTGCCTCCACGCAATCAGGGCAAGGTTGGCTCTTGCGTTGCGTTCGGCACTGCTCGCGCCATTGAGTACACCATGTGCGCCGAGATCGTCGCTGGCGAGTCTGAGCAGTACATACCGCTCGCCACTGAGCCGATCTACGGCGGTGCCCGCGTCGAGGTAGGTGGTGGCAGTATCCGCGGTGATGGCGCTATCGGCGCAAACGCTGCCGCATGGGTGAGAGACTGGGGCGTGCTTGGCCGTGAGGAGTATCTGGGCATCGACCTGCGTGAGTACTCAGAGTCTCGATGTCGTGAATACGGCACCAAGGGCGTGCCGCTCGAGCTCGAGCAGATCGCCAAGATCCACCCGGTGCGAGCCGTCACGAGAGTGCGCACATGGGTCGATGCGAAGAAAGCTCTAGCCAACGGCTACGGCATAGCGATGTGCTCGTCGCAGGGATTCACGATGACTCGAGACACCAACGGCATCGCCATGGCCGCTGGCACGTGGCAGCACTGCATGTGCTTATGTGGTTATGCCACGATTACTGGCCGCGAGTATGGGCGCATCGACAACTCATGGGGCGCATCGTCGCACACTGGCCCAGTAGGGCCGGGCAGTCCTGGGCCAGAAGGATTTTATGCCTCGAGTAGCACAATCGAGGCGATGCTCAAGTCTGGCGACTGCTGGATATTTAGCAACGTCGAGGGATTCCCGACACGCAAGATCTCATGGATCATATAGGAGGCTGATATGGTCGAGCACATCGAGCGAGTACGACGACTGGCGCGCGGGCAGGAGGGATGGTCTCAGCTCTGTCTGACCAGCGCAACTACAGTATTGAGCGAGGCGCTGGTCAAGGCACACACGCTCCAAGCCATCAAGGTAAAGCCGGGCCAAGCTATTCCCGATCCTAAACTGCTACGGGTGTGGGCTGAGGAGGTATGTGATGCCATTCTCGCCGATTCTGAGTATCCAGACGGTCACGGCTGGCGCATGCTGGCTGAGTACTGCA